GTTGTTGAAGACATAGGTGTCGCACAAATACTCTTGCAGTTTGGTGGGTTTGCTAATGCCGAGCTTATAAAACAATATGACTACAATAAGAACGAACGACGGAAAGTAAGCTACATTGGTAAACAACGTACGAAACTACTCCGCAAAGCAAACATTGCTGCTTCTAACCGAGATCGTGAGGCTTACAGGCAGGTGATGGAAGAAATAAAAGAGTACAACCGTGGGTTGCCTCGTGCCGCACGTGATAAGAATATTATATTGCCAACGACAATCTCACGGTCTCGCAAATCATTCGTCACTCGTACAGGTAAGATGATAGGTGGTATTGAATACACGCCGTTAATGCTTGAGAGCTTAAAGCAATACGATCAAGGGTTACAACTCTTCGATTAAAAAACCCCCGCTGGTAAGGCGGGGGCAGTAGGAGAACGACAAGCATGTCCAAACTTGTCACGTGTAGGCTATCACACAGTTCTCCACATGCGAACCCCAAATATTCCGCTTTCTATCCTGACCCGCGTTGCTACTTGCCATGATTTTAACTCTGCGACTTTCTCCAGTTGTTGCTTGGCCTTTTCGGTATCTACACAAGGTACAAACACCGAGGCACCGACAACCATCTTGTCCCACTGGATTATGATCTTAACAATGTCAGGGTTAATATCGTCAGTCTTGAGAGGCTTTTGGTGCAATGCTAAACCCCTCTAACTTCACCGCTATAGTGCGTATGGGGGGCAGATTAAAATTAGTGCCTTTGCTCAGACGCATAGTAACTTTCTTAGCCCCCATCTGTTTCGTCATACCATCCACTGTGCTTATGTAATCTATCTTCTGCTCACCCAACCATGTCTTAAAAGTCTTAGGTACAAGGTACAGCATATTTGTATCTGTTTCGTACCGCGCCACAAACATACCTCGTGGGTTATGTTCTGGAATGACCATAGATGTAACACCTTCTATATCTGGCAATTTCTCAGTGCTTTTAATTTTAAGGATACTACCCCAATGCTCTGTGGCGAACTCGGTGACCAATGTTTGCACAGACGCAGTGCTGTCATCTACAAACGCCTTAACGCGAGTCAAGGTGCCGACTACCCAGTTATATAGTTTCTTTATGTCGTAATTAATTATCCCTGCACGTTTAGCTGCCAACGCTCCTACAAGTATCGCAGAACACCCCCCAGACCAGAAACGGTTGACGTTAGTCAACCTTGCCTTCTTATCTAATTTTTCTTTTATGCGCTCGTAATCTGCGGCTATCTCGTCTCTGTTTTCTATAACGTATTTCACAAATTCCGGCCCGTAATGCCCGTAGTTGTTCTGAATATCTGTAAAGAGTTTAGCGCCTACACGTAAGTCAACAGGCACCTGTGGCATCTCGTCTGTCCGAAGCTCCAATAGTCGTTGCATTTCGGCTTTAGTATCACCCTTCACCATAGCCATCTGCGCGTACATACTGACGTTGCCAGAAGAAAACGCTAACAAATGCCACGGCTTGCCCCTGACACGTTCGTAGTTGCCGCCCCCCGCCATCCGGTTCTTCTGCGTCCCTTCAGATAACTGATACGCATAATCTGAGGCTTGTCTCCCAAGGATGTTTGTCATCTCGTCCGTGTTGAGGAGCATGTTGTGCATAACTTCAGCCACGTTCATACGAGAGTTAGGTGTGTCTGCCTTGGTCCCCGTCAGCCCACGCGGTTCACCCCATATAGACGTACCCGTGTACATGGCAGTTGTTTTACCAGCACCTGTTTCTCCAAACAGATGGACACCTAGACTGTACAAACCTGTTAGTGGCATGAGTATAGTGCCGAACCCTGCACACACTGTGAACTGCTGTAGCTCCATCCCGTCTTGGTCGTAGAAATCCAGTATCTCCTTGTTACGCTCCCTTGAACCCTTGGGCTTGAACTTGCTTATATACCCTGCGGTTTTACTTGACGGAGGGTTGTACTCTATCCCGCTGGCGGTAATCAGTTGGTCGCCCAGCACAAACTCGTCCATCTTCTCGTCGTCAACCCACCCGAACTGTTGATGCGCTTCACTCGCTGTGGTGGTTTGCTGTAGCTCTTTTATCCATGCCGCTGTATATAACATAAGTTTATCTACTTCCTTCCCGTAAGTAACTATGCCCTGCATAGACATGTGTTTGCGGAACTCTTCCCTTGAGGTAACCGAAGATAGCGGCACAATAAAATCCCGCACCCCATCTCTTGGCAAGTGAAGCGCAAACGCTATGACTTCTCCTAGCTCTACATCATGTAACCTGCGAGTGACGTAAAAATCGTGGTGGTACACACAAACCTCTTCTGGGTCACCATCTGCGTTCTCGCCGCGTACATACACCCCACCGTTCTGCCCACGGAAGTACGGCTTCGGAAACGTGGGTATAGAGATAGTCTTAGTTATACCATCTACGTCTTCTTCCAGTATATTATCTTCGGGCGCGGCTTCGGCTATCTCTTTGGTTAACATGGCAGGGGTAGTTATCTTGCCATTGTTGGGGCATGTTTCGCACGGTTCTGGGTTGTGCATAGCAAACGTCGAGCAGAAGTGTGGCCCACCTGTGTCTTCCATTTTGCGAAGTGTAGCTTCTAAGCTGTAGTCCTCGTGCTTGCTAGACATAAGCTCTGCGGCCTTGTCCCCGTCCTTACACACGTTTGCGATAGATAGACCTGATCGCCACAAGTCATGTGAGGCGGTTTGCTGCTTGTTGATGAGGTACTCTATTTGTGCGCATCCAGTACCTTTGGCAGTCCTGAGTAATAAACGCTTGAAGCTACCTTTTTGGTTTTCGTTCAATGCGTTTTGGAATGCGCTAGTGGTACTCGCCGTGTATTTGGTAGGTACTGGTATCGGGTCACCACCGACCAACTCAGAAAAACTATCAAAATCTACAGTGGTCGGCGCTTCGATACCATAAAACGTCACAGGTAGTGGGGTATCGTATTTATAATTGTAAGTAGAAGGTACACGTAAGATACGTGCCGCATCAGAAGTAACCGCAGGGTCAGCCTTAAAACCACTAGCCGCGCACAGGTTCTTGAGGCGTTCCGCTACTTGCCACCAATCGTCTCGCCCAACTGCTTCAGACAAAATCCAGTACACGTGGATGCCACGCCCTGAGTTAATAAGCGTAGGAGTAGGCAAACTATGTTGCACACAGAAATCTCGTAGCTCCGCGATGGCGGTTTCTTGATCTGCAAATTCTTTGGTAGGTCCACAATCTAGGTCCAAGAAGAACGACTTCATCTGCATGACGTTATCCGCCACACGCGAGCCAGCTTCCTTGTAAGTTCCCAGCGCGAAGAACGCGTTCCAACCGTTATCACTTAGGTTGTGCGCCGCACCTATAACTTCTTCTACAGAAGTGTAGAACTTTTGTTGTACTTGTTTAGCGGGGTTGTTAGCCCACACACAGTAATGGCCCTCAGAGCCTAATACTAAATCTAAAAATCTTTTCGTTTCCATAGCCACCACTCGCCATTGTAAGGTTAACCACGGCTAACTTAATAGCCGTGGCAGGGGATCGTTCAGTCGTCCCAATTATCAATGATAGAACCTAAGTCACCGTCACCAGAAGGAGTTGGTGCAGCCGCTTTCTTCGCGGTCTTTTTCACTGGCTCTTCGTCAAACCCATCGTCATCGTCCGCTGGTGCGGCTTCTAAGACGTTGTTGCTTTTGGCAGGTGCGGTTGTATCTGCGGTCTTTGCAAACGGGTTAGCATCTTCAAGCACAAAGCCCCCTTCTACTACACCAAACGGATTACGCACCGTTTGTTTAGCTAGCTTAATAACCTGTACAGCTTTCAACCGTAGAGATACGCCCCAGTTAGTTGCCGACATATGATAAGGTGTAAAGGTTACCGCTACGCTAATTGTGCTACCCGTAGTTAGCTGAAAGTCATCGGGCATTGGTGTGCCTTGAGAGTCAACCTGTAACGGCCTAGCAGTTACTTCACCTTTGTAGGCACCTTTTATGTTTGCCCCACCAGTGAATGTACCGTTGTCGTCTTTAACAAACGGATTAGGTAGCTCCTCTTCCCAAGAAGCCTCTCTGTTAGCCTTCCACGCGGCGGTCATCTTTATGAATAATGCCTTTGCCGTCGCGTTATCCATACGAAATTGTATAGAGAATGACGCGCCATTTTCTCGTGGATCGCAGGGTACACTATTTTTTACCTTCTGATCGAAGACATACGTCCTATCAATCTTGGGCCATAGTGCCTCTACGTTTTCAATAAAATAAGTTTCTGCCATGTTGTTCTCCTTATCTGGCGTTTATACGTCTTCGTCTGCATTAAAATCGAACTCCAACTGTTCTTCAATCGGACCTTCATCTACATCCTGCGCACTTTTTGTAAGTGCTTCAGTCGCAGAAGTTTTATTAAATCGGTAAGTGTTACCAATCTTAATGTACGTGGTTTTAGGGATATGACCCTGCCGTACCCACGCCCGGATTGTAGAGATTGACACGGCAAAATGCTTTGCCAAGTTCTCTATTGGTACAAATGGTTCTACCATTATTTCTTCCTAACTGAGATCACATGCTCAACATCAATGTTAAGACCTTTCGGCATAACATCTGGGTTTTCCTCTAGGAATTGTTTGACATTGGTCTGGTTTAAACGACGGTCCAAGAACTCGGGCATGTCATGTTCTTTTATAAATTCGTACATAGACTCCCAATCCCCTGTCCAGTATTTTGTTTTACTAGACCTAAAAAACAAACCTTCAGAGGTTCGTACGCTTTCAACATTGTGTACATCACAATAGTCTAACAACGCTTTCTTCAAGACTTCCTGTTGGCGAACCAACGCTCCATCTTTTTCTTTAAAATCCGCAGACAACAGTGATCTTTCTGACCGTATCTTAATATAAGCCTTAGTAAGTTTGTCTGCAGGAATTTCTAAATTGTCGCCCATTTACTCCTCCTACGTTACCGAGAGTTACACTGTAGTGCCAGATAATAAGCTAGTCAAGTATTTCTTTGTATAAATCTATCATTTTTGTGTGTGCGTCAATTCTATTGTCGAGAAGTGCGTAAATACGCTTTTCTACGGCAGACCCTTGGAGCTGTACGACAGTACATGGATGCTTCTGACCTGACCGATGAACCCGTGCGTTTGCTTGCGCGTATATTTCTAGTGACGGTGTAGGTGCCCACCACACAACTGTATTAGCTGCTG